TGTCGAGCCGCCCATCGGGTTCCACTGGACCGACGGCTGCGGGCCGCTCGAGCCAGTGTCCCAGTTGAGCGTGTCGTAGACGACGGCGCCCGGCCCCGCCCAGAACTGGGTCGACGTGTCGCCATACGCGAGGTTCAAGCTCGCGTTCGTGTTCCATGGGTCCCCGTCGTCCGGAAAGGTAGCGACGCCGACGACGACGAGTTGACGGCCCGACCCGGGGGCCTCGGCCAGCACAACGCCCGGCCCGAAGGCGTTCCCGTCCGCGGTCGCATCGGGGAGGGTGGGCGTGAGCCCGAGCACTGTCGTCGGGCCAGCGGCCAGCCGGACGGACACAACCGAGTAGACGCCATCGTTCCCCGTCGAGCCCACGAGTCGGAGTGGCGTCCCCGTGCGGAAGCCCGAGGCATCCCCGGTGACCGCGATCATGTTCCCCGTCAGATCGACCGCGACGATCGGCCACCCGCCGTTCGGCTGGAATCCCGGCGCCGTCGTCAGATCGGTCGGGTCGAGGATCAGGTCCACGTACTCCGTGTACATCGGGCCAAAGGACGGGCGGCGGTCAGCCATGGGTGGCGGCCTCCGAGGGTGGCACGGGGAGTGCAGTACCATATCCAGACATGGCTCTGGCCCTCTCCGCCTGCTTTGCCTTCAATGCCGCCCGAGCCTCCGGCAACTTGTCCCGGAACGTGGCGCGTAACGTCATCACATCCCCCACGGTCTTCCGGTAGTGTCGCCAATACGATTGATATCGGCTGGGGCTCATGAAGGCCAGGCCGTGTTCCAAGATTGCCCCAATGACCACGATCCGGGGAATCTGTTCTCGCTTGGCGACAGCGTTGATCGCCTCCGCGACGCGCTGCGGAAGCGGGAGTCGAGTCACCCATGGCAGGCGCCATCCAGCGGCGGTGACCCTAGAGACGCGATCCGGAGTCCAACTCAGGCCGACTCGACGCTCGGCATCCCGCAATACCGCGAGTTTTCCCCGGACTCTGGGACGATCTTTGTGGCGGGTTAGCTGACGTCGGGCCATCTGGGGTATCATCCTACCCCAGATGGCCCGAAAACCGAGGGGTCTCAAAATCCTGCTCCCCACCGAGGCCGAGGTCTGGGCCTTCTGCTCGAGGGTGCCGATCGCCACGAAGGACTTGGGCCTCACGACGATCCAACCCTGGGGTACTCAAAAGGCGCTCCTCCGAGCCATCCTCGCCGGCACGGCGGACGGCATCCGTCAGTTCATCGTGCTCAAGGCCCGCCAGGTCGGAGCCACGAGCTTCCTCTTGCTCCTGACGCTCCTCTGGATGTCTCGATTCCCCGGCTTGCAGGGCTTGACGGTCGCCGACTCGGAGGAGAACCTCGCGTACTTTCGGGATCTGATTCTCGGGATGATGGAGACGCTTCCGGAAGGGTCGTCGGATCTCGGCATCCCGGACCTGCGCACGAGGAATCGCATCCAGATGACGTGGCAGAATCAGAGCCGTTTGCTCTTGCAGACGGCTGGACCTCGGACGTGGAAGCGGCTGGGCGTCGGACGGGGACTCTCGTTTCATCACGGCTCGGAGGTCCCGCTCTGGGGCAACGGGAACGCGCTCTCATTCCTGCGGGCGGCCTTCTCCGACCTCCATCCCGCCGCGCTATACGTTTTCGAGGGAACCGCGAGGGGCCGAAATTGGTACATGGACCTCTGGGACGACGCGGCCGACGCGACGACGATGCGCCAGGTGTTCCTCGGATGGTGGCTCCGCGAGGACAACGCGATCCCGAAGACGGATCGTCGCTTCAAACATTTCTGGGATGATCGGCTCACGCCGCGCGAGTTGGAGTGGCACCAGGAGCTCCAGCACCCGCCGTTTCAAATTTCACTGAAACCGACGCAATGGGCCTGGCGCCGATGGTACATATTGGAGAAAGCGGGTGGATCGGAGCGCTTGGCCGACCAAGAGCAGCCGACGATCCCGAGTGACGCCTTCGGCGCGAGTCAGGAGCGGCCGTTCCTGGAGCGCGTCTCCGGCGAGCGCGTGCGCCACGGCGTCGCCACCGCGCCGACGGCCTCGACCTATATCTACCACTGGGCATCACAGATGGAGGACACGCGCGCGGAGCCGACGCCGCCCGGCGTGCCTCCCCTCTTAACGGTCTGGCAGCTGCCGGATGGGGGTCCGGTGGTCGTCGCCGCGATCCCGGCGTATAGTGCCATGGAAGATGACCCGACGTGGGTCGTGTCCGTCTGGCAGGCCGCGATCGCGGAGGATCGATTGACGCAGGTCGCCGAGTTCGCCACCGACGCGCAGGTCGGATTGCAGCCGTTCGCGTGGGTGTGTTTGCACCTAGCGGGCTGCTATCAGGCGTCTCATCGCGCGTTCATTTTGGAGGTGTCTGGCCTCGGCTCCGCCGTGCTCCAGGAGATCAAGCGCTTGGTCTCCACGGGCTGGGGCACGAGCCGCAAACCCGAGTTCAAGGATCTCGTCGGGAGCATCCGGCACTACGTGTGGCGGCGCCCGGACTCCTTGGTGTCAGGCGGCGCGCTTCAGTGGAAATCGAGCCCGGAGATTCAGGGTGGCGTGCTTCAGCGCCTCCGCGATCAGATCATCCGGGGCGTCGTCACGGTGCGCTCTCCGCAGCTCGCCGAGGAGTTGACGCGGCTCGAAGCCGAGGGCGACACGTTCAAGCCGGGCGGGCGCGAGCCGCACGGGCACCGCGCGATGGCCGCCGCGCTGGCCGTCGAGTCGTGGTCAGCGCAGTTGTACCCCTACTTGAAGCGCGCCCGCGCCATCGCCGGCAGCGCGTCCACCGTGCAGGGCCGGATCATCCAGGGGTTTGTGTCGCAGTTGGTGAGGCCGGCCTAGATGCCGCGCGCCAACTTCTCCTGCGGGAAATGCACGAAGCTCTTGCACTCGACGGAAGCGATCGTCCATGAAGACTTGCCCATCGAGTCTAAGGTCTGTCCGATGTGCGGCGCCCGACGCGGATTCCGCCGGCTCTACGATGGCGTCAATGTGAGCACGAAAGGCCACCGCATCGCCAAGGTGCTGGACCCGATGATGCAGCCGCAGTTTGACGCGATGGATCGCAACAAGAACAGTCTGGCAGAATCCGAAGCGCGGATCGCCGCCATGTCCAAGCAGGTCGAAACCCTCTCGCGGGAGATGCGCGGCTTGACGGAACAGCAACGCGCGGCGGTCGTGGATATCGAGGCGCAGCGACGTCCGCAGTGGAAAGGGGCGAAGGCGGCGCTTGCCGCCGCCGATCCTGGGGCGAGGTTCGACTCTCGCAATTTTATCTTCCCCCACATCAAGCGGCGCGTCGTGCCGTTGAAGCCCTAGTCGATGGCGACGAAGACCAGCGACGTCGTGGATGTCGAGCGGTATCGGGACCTCCTCCGGCGCTGCGCCGTCTCGCGCGACAGCCGACGGGCCTCGGCACAAACCCTCCGACAGTGGTACGAGCGCGGCACGGAGACCGGCGTCGATGCCCGCTATAACAAGCTGCGCTCGCATCTCGACCGGCTCGCGTCGTATCTCTGGGCGCCGGAAGCCGTGCGCTTCGCCATCCACTTGCCGCCGTCCTCCCGCGCCGACTGGCTCCCGGCCGCGCAGACCGCGCGGGACGAGTTCCGCGATCTCTGGGCCACGACCGGCGCCGATCTGACCGTCAGCATGGCGCTCGAGTGGGCGCTCGTCTATAACACGGGCGTCATCAAGGTGCAGGGCGATCCCCAGCACGGCTTCGTCTTGGGCTACATCGACTCCTGGGACTTCGGCGTCACGCGCGAGGACCAGCAACTCGACGACCAGGATGTCATGGCGCACTATTACACGTTGTCGCTCCCGCAGTTCGAGCGCTGGGCGCAAGGCCATCCGCGCCGCGAGGATCTCCTGACGATCGCGCGCGAGCACGCCAGCGCGCCGTCGGGCGGGACCAGCATGCTGCCGCGTCTCGTGGTCACGGGCGTGACCGGCGTGTTCCCCAACTCCGACATCTCCGCGTCGTTCCCCGGCGATCCGATCGAACCCGCGGAATCGCTCGATCCTCAGGTGATCGAGCCCGTCGTGCAATTGGTCGATCTCTGGGAGCGCACGGTCTATCACGACGACCCGTTCAGCGATGATTACGAGGATTGGCGAGTCACGACGCTCGTCGGCGAAGCGGATCAATGGCTCGTCACGCGCCGGAATCCCGTGCTCCCGCGCGTGCGCTTGGGGCCGAACGCGGTGCTCTCGGCCGACCAACCGTTTACGCTCTTGACCCCGCGGCCGATGCCGAATTATTTGTGGGGACGAAGTGAGATGGCGGGCGGCATTAAGCTCCAGCAGTGGCGCGAAGATCACATGCGCGCGATCGGCGATGCGGTGAACAAGCAACTCGATCCGCCGAAATTCTTTACCGACGTGGGCGACTGGGAAGAAGGCGGGCGCGCGATGAACACGCCCGGCGGGTCCTACGGATCGCCGAATCCGGGCGCTCGGATGACGCCGCTCCAGGTCCAGGTCCCGCCCGAGGCATTCGGGCTCACCGACCGTATAGATCACATGTTCGAGGACCAGTCCGGAATCCCCTCGGTGCTCCAGGGTGAAGGGCAGCCCGGCGTGCGCGCGTCGAATCAACTCGTGGCCCTAGCCGGGATCGGCGCGGGGCGCGTGCGGCACATGGCGCTGCGACTGGAGGCCGCGCTCGGACGCATCGCCACGCTCGGGTTCTCGATTCTCCAGCGCACGGACGGGCAGGGCTATCCGTTGAAGGACGGGAATAAGTTTCTCCTCGCGCAACTCCCGCCCGGCTTGTCGCTCAGTGTCTCCGCGCATTCCGCCTCGCCGATCTTCGCCGAGCAGGTGCAGGCGAAGGCGCTCCAACTCCTCAAGGCGGGCGCCATCGACGGCCCGTGGCTGGTCGAATTGCTCGACCCGCCGTATCGGGAGGAGTTGAAGGTGGTGGCCGAGGCGCTGGCGAAGGCGAAGGCCGAGCAGACGGAGAAGCTCATGCAGCTCCAGGCCGCGAAGTACGCAAGGACTGGGAGGGTGAAATGAGGCAGGCCATCACGGGCACGCATTTTGACGACGCCAGCGGCAACCCCGCCGGAGGCGTGACCACGGCCACGGGGATCGAGATCCACTGGCAAGACGGGCCGCTTGGCCGAGGCGCCGACCGCCGGGAGCCGAACGGCGCCTTTGTCGAGGGCGTCATCGACGCGGCGCGAGACCGGTTGGCGTACTATCAGAAATCGAGGTTCGCGTGCCAGGCTAACGCCGAGGCGATCGAACACTTGACGCGCGCCCTCGTCGTCCTCGATCAGCGCACGACGGATCGGGAAGCCCGATCCGTCGAAGGCACGCACGCCGTTTGAAAACAGGACTTGACACCCCCCGCCACGGCGGTAGGCTTCGGCCCGTATCCGGGGATGCACCCCGGCCACCCGTCAACTCCTTACCTAGGAGGCTAGGACAGTGGAACGGAATCGTCGGCGTCGACACAGCCGCCGGTAATCGGCCCGTCCGGGACACTCCGCCGGGGTGGCGACAGACCCCGGCGGGGACCCGACTCCCAAGGAGGCTCAGATGCGCCGTCATCGGATGAAGCGCCGCGGGCGCCGGTACTAGGCCGATGCCCTTCCCCATGTCCCCGCCCGGGCTCGCCACGCCGCCGGCGATGCGGCCCGGCGAAGGCACGAAGGCGTCGGCCCGGATGAAGGTGAAGCACGCGGTCGAGGACCTCACCTCCGCCTTGGGCGAACTGAAAGAGGTGCGCTCGGAGGAGGCGAAGGCCATCCTGGGCGCGTTGAAGACGCTCGCCCCCATCTCCCCCGAGGTGGACGAGGCGCTCAGCTCGACCGAGTTGAAGGCGATGCTGGGCGCGGGCCAGATGGTGAAGCCGGGGATGGGGGCCTTTGGAGGCCTCGGCCCGATGGGTCCCCGGCCGCTGGCGATGGCGGGCCCCCGTTTTGGGGCGCCCCCGCCGGGCATCATGCCCGCCCCAGGAACGGGCGGCCCCGAGTAGGGACGTATATAAAGGATGGCGTCGCCCCGGGTCTACGCGCCGCGGCCGATCGGGGTGCGCGACCCGCGCGACCCGCACAAGCGGAACGGGATCGCCTGGAATCCCCCGAGGTTTCAATTCTTCGGGGGCGTTCAGCAGCCGTACAATCAGGCCGGTGACCGGCCCTTGAAGATGGGTCCCGCGCTCGGGCAGAGCGCCGTCGGCCCCATCAGCGACCGGGGCCGCGGGAGGGCGTGATGGCGAGTGAGAAGACGGTGGGCCAGACCCCGATGAGCCACTGGGCGCCGAGCCCGAAGGGCGCTCGGCATCCCGAATCGGCGGTGAAGAAGAACGGGATCACCTGGAACTGGCCCCGCTTCCAGTTCTTCGGCGGGATGCAGCAGCCCTACAGCCAGGCCGGCTCGAAGCCGATCGTCACCGAGGCGTCGTCCGGTCAGAACGCGGCCGGCCCCATCTCGGATCGCGGGCAGGGCCGCGGGTAGGCCATGGCCGATCCGGTCCGACCCGACCCGCCGCAACCCCCGATCCCGCCCGATCTCCGGGACCACTACGCCACCGGCCTCCTCATGTCGAAGATCGCCGACGCCAACCCGAAGGCGCGGCGCAAGCTCCTCGAGATCGTGAAGGAGGCCGTGCCGGACCTCCCGATCCCGCAGCTCGATCTCGAGCGCCAGTTCTCGACCCAGGTCGAGGAGGTCACGAAGGCCAGCCAGACCGAGGTGGCGGCCTTGAAGGACCGGCTGGCGAAGCTGGAGGGGCGGGATGCCCGCGCCCAGTGGCGGGACGCCCACGAGCTGACCGAGGAGGAGCTGGCCGACGTGGAGACCTTCGCGAAAGAGAAGAAGATCGGAGACCCCGAGGTGGCGCTCGACTACTACCGCCAGCAGGAACTGGGGAAGCCGCGGGCCTCGACGGCCGACACGATGACGGTGGATGATCGCAAGGAGCTCTACAAGTCGCCGAAGGCGTGGTACGAGAAGCAAGCCGCGAAGGTGCTCCGAGACCTCAAAACGCGACGCCGAGGCGCCTAGGAGGCCCCATGCCGACCACCGAGCCGATTCAAGCCGTCGCCGCGGGCGCCACCGGGGGCAGCTACCGGAAGATCCTGACCTACACGGCGAAGGCCATCGGGACCTACGTCGTCAACAACACCAACTTCGCCGGGGTCGGCGTCTATCTCCCGTGCCTCATCCTGATCGAAGTGGACGCGACGGGCGGGGCGACGGCCACCATCGACGTCTCCACCGACAACGGGACCACCTGGAAGATCCTCGTGTCCACGGTGGCCTCGGCCGGCTTGATGGTCCTCTGCGACACCGCCAGCACGATCCGGGTCACCATCGCCGCCGCCACGGCCGACGTGCGGCTCTTCGTGGTCTAACGCCCGGACTCCGTAGGGAGAACCCCCGCCATGGCCCTGACCAACTTCGGCATCGTTCCCGGTGGCGCCGTCGGCGCCGAGCTCCAGGCCGTCACCCGACGGGCCGCCATGCCCGCCGTGGTGGTCCAGCTCGGGAAGGCCACGCCCACGGAATCCGCCATGCTGGCGGCGGCCGAGCCCGTCCGGGGCGGCGTCTCGCCCATCACCATCCCGGTCCAGGGCTCCCGAATGGTCACGGCCCAGTGGGTGGACTACTCCGGTTCCGCGTCGGCGCCGACCGTCCAGCCCGGCCTCTTGAACGCCGAGTACAACCTCGCCGCGTTCACGTCCTGGATCCCGTACTACATGTTTGAGGGCCTGGTCCAGCAGGACGCCGAGATTGTGCCGATCGTGTGGGCGCGCATGAACGATGCGGGCAACGTGGCGAGTGACGACATCGCCCAGCGCCTCTTTGCCGCGCTCGGCGCGAACACGGCGCTCCAGATTTTCTCCCTCTTCGACGTGATGGCGACGACGAACCCGACGCAGGGGAACCTCGGGAACATCGACGCCGCCGCGAACACCTTCTGGCAGGCGAACGTCAGCACGATCTCGACGCTCACCGCCGCCGCGTCCACGACCCTCGGCCGCGTCAACTGTCTCCTTGCGATCAACTACGCCCAGAAGGGCTCGGGTGGGGAGCCGCCGTCCTGCGCGATCCTCTCGCCGGGCGCGTGGATGGCGCTGGCCGCGGATGTGATCGGGGCGGAGACGTACATGTCGACGCCGGAAGGCGCGTACGGCGAAGTCGGCGAAGGCCCCACGGTCGGCTTCCCGGCACTTCGGTTGGGCACGGTGCCGGTGTATTCGGATATCTACCTCACCGACAATACGATCATGCTCCTGCCCAATTTCAACTATCTCCAGTTCAAAATCCACGCGGACGCCGCGTTCACCGTGGTGGGACCGGAGAGCCTCTTGCCCCAGTATCAGCTCGCGTACATCATGGTCCTGTTGGCGCTGCTCCAGACGGCATGCTCGAAGCGAAACGCTCAGAGCAAAGTTACTGGATTTACTGGAAGTTACGTTATATAAGTCTGCGTAAACTATAGTAAAATACTTGATGTGCTCACGCCGACCTTCCTCGGCTGGACCGCAGGTTTCTTAGAAGGCGAAGGCCACTTCCGCTTTCACGGCACCTTCTGCCCGCAAGCTCGCGCCGCGCAAGTCCAGCGCGAACCCCTCGACCGGCTCCGCCTCGCCTTCGGCGGCACCATCTATTGGTTTCCCAAGCATAGCAAGCAGGGCATCCACGAATGGGTGCTGAACGGCCGCGATGCCATCGGCCTGATGATGACCCTCTATCCCATGATGTCGCCCCGGCGTCGTCTCCAGATTCGCACCGCCATCGACACCTGGCGTCGCCGACCTGGCACTGGCGTCAACAATCGGAACCGGACGCATTGTAAGAAGGGCCATCCGTTCGATGCCGCCAACACGATTCGGTGGAAGGGTCGGCCGCATCGGTTCTGTCGAATCTGCGTGAAGGCCCGAGCTGCCGCCCAGCGTCAGCGTGACCGCCACCGCCTCCAGGGCCCCGAGCTCCCCCTGTGAGCCTCACGCTTCTCGATTACCGCACGAAGGTCCGTCGGCTCCTTCGAGACCAGACGGCGAGCCTCTATAGCAACGATGAACTCAACGCCTATATCGCGGAATCGAGACATCGCCGAGACCTCGATACCCGCCGCGTCAAAGCCTGTTTCGGCCTCTCCCTCACCGCCAACGTCTCGACCTATAGCCTCCTCGACGTCGGCGCCGCCCCGCTTGTGCGCGGCGAGGCGACGTGTCTCCCGAAGGACGTGGTGTCGCTCCACGTCATCCCGACCGGCGGCACGGCCGGCGGCTCCGGCCTCCGGTATCCCCTGGCCCGCGTCCCCTACAGCCGGCTGGCCTATCTGGTCTCGACCTCGTGGCCCGGGTATCCCTACGCCTACGCGGTGTATGACCCGAACACGATCGTCCTCGCCCCGCCGCCGCCCCTGGCCTACGCGGCGGAGTGGGACACCGTGGGGATCTTCCCGGACCTGGTTCAGGACACCGATGTCGAGCCGATGCCCGATCCCTACAACGATCCGCTCCCCTACCTGGCCGCCTCGATCGCCAAGGTGAACGCCCAGCGCTACGACGAGGCGGATCGGTTCCTGGCCGACTACGAGACCTCGCTGATGAAGGTCGTCCAGGGCATCCGGCAGCTCGCGATCGCCGCCCCGTGGGCCGATCTGCCGCGGGGGATGCGGTAGTGGCCCGACGCGGCTCGGGTGGAGGCGGCGGCCAAGGGCAGTCCTCGAACCTGGTCACCGGTGAGTCGAAGACCGTTCAGCTCCGGGACTTCTCCCTGGGCCTCACGCGCGCCGGCTCCCGTCCCGGCATCCCCGACACGGGGCTCTGGAACGCGCTGAACGCCCAGATCATCGGCCCCGGGCAGATCCAGACGTTGACCAATCCCGGGACGGTGCTCGTCACCTTCTCCGTGGCCGTCGTCTCCCTCTGGGGCGTCATCTTGAACCTCTCGGGCACCGAGACGACGCTCCTCGTGACGATCCATGCGGACGGGAGCGCCCGACAGACGACCCTGGCCGGCGCGACCACGGTCATCGCCACGGCGGGGCAGCTCTCCACGAAGACCCGGCTCACCACCTGGCAGGACACCCACATCTTGTTCGCCGACCCCACCACCGGGTTCTCCTCGTGGGACGGGACGAACTTCGTCACGTACCCCGCCACCTTCGCGGCCACGGAGATCATCGGGAACGCCGTCATCACCTGGACGGCTGGGCCGATGCCGAATGCGGCCATCGTCCCGGGGATGAGCCTCAAGGGGACGGGCATCCCGGCGGGGACGTTCGTGCTCTCCGTCGTCGGGACCGCCATCACCATGAGCGCGAATGCGGTG